TATAAGAGGTAGTCTGTTTGACTTTGTTGATTTTGGTACTGCATCAGTTATTCAACAACAAATTCAAACTACAATTGAAAATTATGAACCAAGAGTCGATAATTTGAATATAGAAGTCTTTCCTAGACCAGATACTAATGAATTTGAAGTAAATATATATTTTGACATTATAGGACAACAGTTTCCCTCTCAAGCATTTCAATTCATATTAGAAGCCACAAGATAATATGCCATTTACTAAATTCTCAAACTTAGATTTTGATCAAATAAAGACTTCGATTAAAGATTATCTACGTTCAGATCTTACAGACTCAGATTTCACTGATTTTGACTTTGAAGGATCTAATTTTTCAGTTTTAATTGATACTTTAGCATATAATACTTACATAACTGCAGTTAATTCCAATTTAGTTGTTAATGAATCGTTTTTAGACTCTGCAACGGTAAGAGAGAACGTAGTTTCATTAGCAAGAAACATTGGATATGTTCCCAGATCTAAAACTGCAGCAAAGGCAACTATAAGTTTTAGAGTTGAAAATAGTACTGCTATTGATAATGTTAATATAATGAATGTACCTGGTACATTGACTCTTAAAGCAGGTTTAGTATGTATTGGTTCAGATAATAATACTACATATACTTTTTGCATACCAGAAGATATAACTGCAGTTACAGTGATAAATGATAAAAATGAAGATACTGGTAATTATCCTGGTTATTATGCAGATTTTAATTCAATTGAAGTTTTACAAGGAACATTTTTAAAAAAATCATTTGCTGTTGATGGATCCTTAGATCAAAGATTTATATTAGATAACCCATCTATTGATACTTCATCAATTATCGTATATGTAAAGGATAAATTAGAAGATGCTGATAAAGGAATTTTATTTACTAAAGTGGATAATATTTTGAATGTAAAATCATCATCTACAACATTTTTAATACAAGAAGTTCAAGATGAAAGATATGAACTTCTTTTTGGTGATGGTATTTTTGGTAAAAAATTAGAAAATGGTAAAACAATTGATATAAGTTATATTGTTACTGATGGAAAAGATGGTAATGGTCCATCATCATTTTCTTTTGCAGGAACTGTAGAAACTTCTCCTGGAGTGAATGTTAATGTAACATCTAGTCCAACTATAACTGTAATCTCTGGTGCCTCTAATGGGGGTAATATTGAGTCTGTAGACTCTATTAAGTATTTTGCCCCTAGATTGTATTCCTCACAGTATAGGGCGGTTACAGCAAGGGATTATGAGGCAATAATACAACAAATTTACCCAAATACTGAAAGTGTATCAGTCGTTGGTGGAGAAGAACTAGATCCACCTCAGTTTGGAACAGTTTTCATTACAATAAAACCACAAAATGGTGAATTTGTATCAGATTTTGACAAGGAAAGAATATTATCAGATTTAAAAAATTATTCTCTAACAGGAATAAATCAAAAACTAGTCGATCTTAAGATTCTTCATATAGAGTTAGAATCCTTTATTTATTATAATTCATCAAAAGTAAATAATATAGATGGATTAAAAACAAATGTTGTTAATGGATTAACAGAATACTCTAAGTCTACAGAAATTAATAAATTTGGTGGTAGATTTAAATATAGTAAAGTTTTAAGTGTGATTGATAATATAGAAGATTCTATAACTTCAAATATAACAAGAGTAAGAATTAGAAGAAATTTAAATGCTCTTATTAATCAATTTGCACAGTACGAACTTTGTTTTGGTAATCAATTCAATGTTAAACCTGAAGGTTTAAATATTAAGAGCACTGGATTTACAATTTCTGGAGTATCATCATTAGTGTATCTTACAGATACGCCAAATGCTGATAAAAAGACAGGAGTAGTTTCTATTGTTAGAAAAGATATAGTTGATGGTGAAAAAATAATTATTGTTCAAAATGCAGGAACTGTTGATTATATAAAAGGTGAAATTAACTTAACTACTATCAATATAACATCGACTGTTAAACCAAATAATGTTATAGAGGTTCAAGCATTCCCAGAATCGAACGATGTTATAGGACTTCAGGATTTATATTTAAAATTTAACATCTCTGAGAGTACGATAAATATGGTTAAGGATACCATTTCATCAGGTGATCAGATATCTGGAGTTGGGTATAAAGTTACTTCAAGTTACACAAACGGAGAATTAATAAGGGGATAATATGATAAGCACGGGCATTGACAAAAGAGTTAAAGTTCATCAAATAATTGAAAATCAACTTCCAGAATTTGTATTATCTGAAAGTCCAAAAACTGCAGACTTTTTAAAACAATATTATATTTCTCAGGAGTATACTAGTGGTCCTATAGATTTAGTAGATAATCTCGATCAATATTTAAAATTAGATAATTTAACTCAAAGTGTTATTTCAGGAACAGTAACTTTATCATCTGATATCAATTCAACTGCAGATGTAATTACTATTAGTTCTAATAATGGTAACCCTTTAGATGGATTTCCAAAGGAATATGGTCTATTAAAAATTGGAAATGAAATTATAACATATACAGGAGTAACAGGAACTAATACTTTTACAGGATGTCAACGTGGATTCAGTGGAATAACATCATATAGAAATGTTAATAATCCATCAGAAATAGTATTTGAAGATTCATCAGCTGAATCTCATACAACTGGAGATAAAGTACAAAATTTAAGTGCATTATTTTTACAAGAATTTTATAAAAAGTTAAAGAAAACTTTTACACCAGGATTAGAAAATTCGGATTTTGTATCTGATTTAGATGTAAATAATTTTATAAAAGAAGCAAGAACTTTTTATGAATCAAAAGGTACAGAAGAATCTTTTAGAATTTTATTTAATGTTTTATATGGAGTAACACCAAAAGTAATTGATCTTGAAAAATACTTAGTAAAACCATCCTCTGCAAGATATTTGAGACGTGAAAGAATAGTAGCAGAAAGATTATCTGGGAATCCTCTAAATTTGCAAGGACAAACAATAGTTCGGTCAACTGACTCACAAACTACAGCTTCAATTTCTGAAGTCGAAGTATTAACAGGAATAACTGGAGCATCTAATGCAAAAGAGTATTTTATTTTAGATATCTTTGTTGGATATAATGATGAAGAATTTATAACTGGAACATTTGATGTAACGGGTAAAACTAAGGTAATTGAACCTGTAAGTAATGGATCATCAGTTATAACAGTTGATTCTACAATTGGTTTTGGTGCAACAGGGACAGTAATTTCTGGTGATAATACAAGTATTACATATACTGATAAGACAGTTAATCAATTTTTAAATTGCTCTGGAATCAATAACCCCATAGAGATAGGTTCTGATCTTATTATAGATGATAAAGTTTTTGGGTATGAAAATGGGGATTTAACAAAAAAAGTTGAATTAAGATTAACTGGAGTTTTAAAGGAGTTTGTTCCATCTCCCAATAACAAATTATCATTAGAAGGAGAACCAATTACTATTAAAAGTATTGGAGAATTAATTAAAAATCCGAATACAGATAAAAGTAATAAGGAAATATTTGCAAATTCTTGGAATTATAATACTTCTAGTACTTATGAAATTATAGATGGATATGATGAAGAGGATAATGATGGTCCTCAAAGTAAATTTACTTTGAAATCTACTATTGATAAATCAAGTTTAAAAAAAGGTGATATCGTTCAATTTTTAGAAATAACTAGTGATCCATTTTCATTAGGAACAGTTCTTGATACAGATTTAGAAATTATAGAAATAAATGAAGTAGAAAATAGTATAACACTTAATAAATCAATATCAGGTTTAAAAAGAACTAAAAGATATGTAGTTAGAAGACTTCTTAAAAAAGCATCTAGTAGTAATAATCTTCTTCAATTTGGCAATAATATATTAACTTCAGATATTCAAAACGTATATAATGAATCTGATGAAAGTTTATATGTAGCAAGCAATTCACTACCTTCTTATCAAATTTCTGAGGATATTTCTCAGGTTAATATTTCTACAATATCTACTAGTAATTTAGAGGATTATAATTCAATAACTTTTAAATACTCAACATTATCATTTGATGTAGACAATATTCCTTTTGTAACAGGAGACAAAGTATTTTATAAACCAGAAGGTAATCCTTTAGTTGGGTTGTCTACAGGGGTTTATTATGTTCAAACTATTGGAACACAAAAAATAAAATTATATCAATCACCTGCATTTATTGCATCTAATTCTTTTATTGAATTTGGAATTCCAAAAATTACAACTACTTCACATTCTTTTACTTTAAATGATCATTATGATAAAAAAATAACTTCTCAAAAGATATTAAAAAAATTCCCTATAAATGTTAAGCAAAATTTAGGTAAAAAGGTAAAAACAATTCCTGGATCTGTGGGAATGTTGATAGATGGTGTTGAAATTGAGAATGCTAGATCTAAAGATTCTATTTTTTATGGTCCAATAAGTAATTTTTCATCTGTTGGATTTGGTACAGGATATGATATTATTAATCCACCTTTAATTGATATATCTTCTACTGGATCAGAACAAGCACTTGTAAGTCCTGTAATAAGTGGTGAAATAAAAGAAATACTGGTAGATCCACAAAATTTTGATATAAAGACTGTAAAGTCAGTAAAAATAAGTGGAGGAAATAGTGAAAAAGCAATATTATTACCAATCATTGCAAAAAGAAATAGAGTTTTAGAATTTAGTGGAGTAACATCTGCTTTTGGTGGTGGAATTGATACTAATGCAGAAACACTAACGTTCATAAAACCACATAATTTAATTGATGGTCAAGTTTTAACTTATGATAGTAATAAAAAAAGCCCCGTTTATTCGGGGCTTATGAGGAAATAATATAATTTAATTAAGCTCGTTTTAAATAATCCCTATGATTAGGGTGTTCATCAACTCTATCAATGAAACCTTTTTTGACCGCTTGTTCTGGTGTCATTGTTGAGATGTGAGCAAGATTACAAGATTTAAATAATTCGTTTAAATCACTTTGCCAAGCAAGTAAATTTTCTGGTGTTACACCCTCTGGAAGTACTAACTTTTTACCGCCAATAATTGTCTTGGTTTCTTTAACTGTAATCACTAAACCAGATAAGCTAGATTTAAAATCAGCATAAGATTTAGACAATGTTGAAACAGTTTTACCCTTGCCAGAATTTCCATAAATAGTTTGGAAGATT